GTCGAGCAGCTTGCTCTGGGCGTCGTAGCTCGCCGTCTGGAAGTCGAGACCGCGCTGATAATTGTCGTTGGCGGCCGCGAATTGAGCCTCGCGCAGCCGCCGATCGGCCAGATCCTGCGCGTATTTCTCGTGCTCGTCGTTGATCTTGCGGAGGTCGATCGCCTCGTCGCTGGTGAGTTTTCCGGCTGTCTGCTGGGCCGTGATCTGATCGTCGGTGTGCTTATGGGCCACGATCGCCGCCGCAACCTCGTAACTCCATTCCTGCTGAGCGGTCGTGGCGAGCGCCTTGCGCGCATCGATCACCTGGGCTTCCGCCTGATCCTTCTCGGCGAGGAACTGAGCAAATTGCTCCTTCTCCTTTTGAAGCTCCTGGGCGATTGCGGCTGCACCGGACGACACCGCCGACGAGCCGTCGCCGGCTCGCTTGGCGATGGCGGAGCGGCTGTCGCCGACGGTTCCATGCAACAGTGATGGATTGCCGGAAATGGCGCCCCGGGCCAGGCCTATGGAGCCGATCGGCGCGCTATCGGGAGCTGCAAAGAACTTCTTCGCGTCCGGCGTCCCGAGAAGGTGCACAGTGTATAGGTTGGCCTTCGTGACGGCCTGGCCCGCGTTCTTGAGGAACTGAACATAGTCGTTCGTCGCAGCCTGGATGATCGCGGTCGCGACATCCTTCACTTTGCGCATGTCGTCGATTTGCGCCTGCGACATGCCGGAGGCCTGCTGCGGGTAGAGCTGCCTGAAATAGTTCTCGAATTCTGACGGCTTGCCGGGCCTTCCAGCGAGGAACTGGCCATAGCCCAATGCCGACGAGTTGGGGTCCTTTCCGATCCCGCCCTCGACGCCGACGAGCGACTGCTCGAACTGCTTTATGACCTCGGCCTGGTTCGGCGCCTTGATGACGATCGGCTTCTTTGCCTCTTCGGCGAGATCATGCAGCGACTGAGCCAGGGCACGAATCTGCTTCTCATATTCGTTGGCGGTGATGGTGCCATGCAGCAGCTGCTCATTCAGCGAATTCGCTTGCTTGACCGTGTTGTTGAAATCGACATTCGCCGACGCGGCGTCGTTGATGGCCTCCTTCAGGCGGTTAAAGTCGGCCAGCATTTGATCGGCGACCGGCTTTTCGGCGAGCTCGGGGTGGTATCCCTGAATGACCTGGATCGCATGCAGCTGCTGATCCGCCCAGACCTTCGCAGCTTGGCTGATACTTGCGATCGCCTCGCCGGCGTCCTGCGCGGCGAGGACCTGGGCATTGTGCAGGGCGATGGACGTATCGCTGATCGCTTTTTGAGCGTCAGAGATCTGCTTCGGCGAAGACTTGGGGTCCGTCTCGAGCTTCGCATCGGCAGCCAGCGCGTCCGCGAACTTGCTCTGCGCCTCGGCCGTCACCGCCTTATTGATGTCGGTCTGCGTCTTAAGGCGCTTCTCGAGCTGCTCATTCAGCTTCGTGGAGCTGTCGATCAGGCCGTCGACCGTCTTCCCCCAGATCGCATCGGCCTGGTTGCTCAGATCAGTCTTGTCGTGGTGGTCCTGCTGCTTTTTGACGAGGTCCTGGAGGGTATCGCTCTCCTCCTTGTGCTTCGAGATGAGCGTTGCGCCGAGCCCGATCGCAGCGGTGACGGCAATGCCCCACGGCCCGGCGAGGAATGCTCCGACCGTCCCGAACGTGCCGCCGGCGAGTCCGACCGCCTCGCCGAGCATGCCCATGTGCTGGGCGAAGACCTGTGTAAGCGGGGCTCCCGCCGCGATCTGGTCCGTTGCTCCTCTGGCGATGTGCTGGAATTCGAGCAGCGCGACGCGGTTCTGATTGACCGCCAGGTTCATCTGGGCGTGCGAGGTTGTCGCCTTGCCCGCCGCCGTTCCCATATCGACGTAGGTCTTGGCTAGAGCGTCAGCGTCCTTTTGCGACCGCTCCATCGACGTGCTGATGTCGTCGAGCGCCTTCTTTCCCGAAGCGGAGTCGCCATCAATGATGAGCGCGGTGCGAAGAGTCATCGGGTCACCGCTTGCCCTCGTTGGCGGCCGCCCGGGCGGCATCCTCCATCACGCGGATCCCGCGCCAGAGCTCCGGCGTCACGGCGATCCCTTCGGCTTCCAGGCCGACCCGCGCTGCAGCATAATCCAAGCCGACGAACCGGACCGCTCCGCTCGGGAGCGCCACTGCGCGCCACTGCGTCGAGACGGCGACGAAGGCGACGACTATCTCCCAATTCTCCGGCCATACTTCTGTTTCCCCCGCCTCGCCGACGCCGCCGATCGCGGCGACAACCTCCTCCGGAAAACCGAAGCGCCGTGCGTCCTCGACCGCCTCCGTGTTCGCGGCGGGCACGCCCATCAGGGCACGCGCCGCCGCCTTCAGTTTCCCTGCTTCGCTCCGCTGACCCCTTCGAAATAGGCCGTGATCAGGGCGCGCCGTGCGTAGGGAAGCTTGAGGACCTGCTCGAGGACCTCGTCCGAATATTCGACGGCCTTGCCCTCAGCATCGCCGATGTCGTCCAGGCGGACGACGATCGTCCGCAGGAAGTCCAGCGTGCCCTGGGTCGAGCCCATGTCGATGGCCTCGATTTTCTCCGGCTCGAGCACGCGGTACGTCGCCTTGAAGCTCTCGTCCCTGAACCCGCCGTCGACGGGCACGCGCGCTTTGATCGTGTGCTGAAACGTCGGTTCCGTCGCCACTTTGAACATGCTTCTTCTACTCCTCTCGCCGGCTGCTTACGGGGCCGTTGGTGATCAGGTCAGGGCGATGGTCCACTGATCGTCACCGTCAGTCGGCAGCGGCGTGAACATTAGCGCCCATTCGACGATCTTCTGGTTCTGATCGAGACTCGACGGCCGCTTCAACGCGCAGGTCGGGAACGACAGCGCGACGATGTTGCCGGCGACTGTGCCGTGGACGAGCTCCACGTCATTTCGCGTCCTCAGTTGCGCAACCGAATATGGGTTGAAGGTGGTCAGATCGACCGCCTCGACGGTGGCTGAGACCGATTCGTTCCGGTCGACGATGAGGATGTTCTCGCGACCGATCAGGAGCCGCGGCTGCACGTCATTGCCAACGTTGAAACCGAGCTCGCGCAGAACGAAGGCTGCGCCGCCGATCGTGAACGTTGGCGTGTTGGCGTTCGTCGCGACCTGCGGGATCTGAAAGCTGCTGAGATCCGCGGCCGGCCGAGCCGCATCCGCCGGCGTCGTGAACAGGCCGGTCAGCGTGAACTTGGCGACCGGAATGCCTTGGGCAGTGACGGTGATCTCCACGTTGCCGCGGGTGCCGACCATGACATGCCGGGACGGACCGATATGGAAATAGAGCGAGACGCTTTCATGGTTGTCGCTGACCGGCGTGTACTCGACATCGACGTCCGCGGTGATCGTCTCGGCAACGCCGCAGGCGCGCATCAGCGGGCCCCAGGCCGGCGCATCGCCCGCGGTGCCCGAGCCGACGAGCTCGACTGACCCCGTCAGGACCGCCCGCAAGCCGACCGGAAATTCCTCCTGGGCGCCGATAAATGGGCGCTCGAGCGCGCGGCTGACGTCTTCGCCTTCCATCGGCTGGAAGGTCACATCCTTCATCAGCATCGCATTGGCGGCGCCCGTCGGGACGCTGTCCGTGCCGTAGGTGACCTCCGGCTTCGCGAGGATGATTTTGCTTTCCCACTTGATCGGATCCGGCATGGATCAGCCCTCCTGCTGTTCGCCGTTTCCGGCAGTGGTGGTCGCGCTTGGCTCGGCGGCGGCGGTGGAGCCCGACCCGGCGTCGGTGGCGCCCCCGCCAGACTCCGCTTCCGCTGGGCCGGACTCCGGCTCGGCCGCAGGCGCCTCCTCGGAGGGAGTGCTCGCGGGATTCGTACGCTCGACACACTCGAGCTCGCCCGTTTTTGGATCGCGGATAAACCGGCCGCCATGCGGCGGTCGCGGCCGCGTCAGCTCGAGCGGCGCCTCGGCGTCTTTCTTAGGCTTGCTCATGTCGTAATCCTCAGCTGGTCGTTGAGCGCGAAATCGATCTGAAAAATGAGCGCGCCGCCCTTGGCGCCGACGAGCTCGGCCTGGACGAGCTGGAAGACGCCGATCGCGTCGGCCGGGCCCCAGCCACAAACCGCTGCCACGACGGTGCGAACGAACGGAGCGAGCTCGTCGATTGCCTTGCTGCTGAGCGGGTCGCCGGCAACGCGGCTGACCAGGATGACGCTCACAACTTCGCGGAAGCTCTGGCGGAACAGGCCCGAAGTGACATCAGGCTCGCTGCCCTGGATCCCGCCTGGCAGCACGTAGCCGGCCGGCGTGACTTGCGGCAGCTGACTGGTCTCGACCAGGTTGGCGAAATCGCCGGCATTGCCGAGGCGCCCGGCGAGCTCCGGTACCGCGCCCTCGATCCGGGTCCGGACGTCGTCCAGGCGGATCATATGAAGCCCTTCAGGTTTTCGTCGGTGAAGGGCCGCGATCGGTCGTTCGTTCGGACCCCGCCGGTCGGAACCGCGGCCGGCTCAATGCCATCGGCCGGAAGGCGGATGACGCCTTTCGAGATGTCGGCGAGCGTCTTCAGCGCTTGGTTGTAGTCGTTGGCGATCTTCGGATCGGGCTGGAACGGATGCAGCTTGTAGATCGCAATGACCTGGGCGAGGTCGACCACCAGCGGCGGCACCTCGGACAGCGGCAGCTC